CTGGTGCATTTGATTTTTAACGGACTAATATGGCTATTGATAAAACAACGGGAAAACGTAAAAGGGTTGTTATTAAAGAACCCAAGAAGAAAGTACCGAAATATGAAACTGATTATGAAGACGCTTTAAAGCGACAATTATTCGAGGATGAGAAAAAGAAAGAATCTTCTAAAGAATCTGATGAATTAGATTTTTATGAAGATACTAGAGAATTTCATCACCATAAGCGTGAAGGAGAATGAGATGTTCCATTGGATGAAAGAATAAGATATTTTGATCCAGAATTATCATATGAATTAACTGGTTATAAACCAATTAATATGAGTGAAGGGTTGGATTTTGATCCAGATGACTTTACAAAGACCGCGGATATCTATACTAAGAAAGGTAAATATACTGATTTTCCAGAAGGTACTAAACCATACAATGATTTCTGAAGAGAACAAATGAAACGTTGTGTAGAAGGTTATACGGTTGGAAAATATAGAATTACTGGTGATCATTATTTCTTTCTGAATTTTTATAGAATGCAAACAGCTAATCTGGATAACATTAAAGCTGTTACAGGCCGTAATGAATCCTTTCCAAGCTTCTTATCTAAACAATATGAGTTTTTTCACTATGTAGAAATGTGTGAGTATCTTGGAATGGATGTATGTATGCTTAAAGCTCGTGGTCTCGGATTCTCTGAGATATTGGCTTGTTTAGGTACGAGACCGTTCACAACTACTCGTAAATTTAGAACAGTATATACAGCTGACTCGGATGCTCACTTAAATCCAACTCTTACCAAAGTATGAAACCAGCTTAACTGATTAAATACTCAGACACAAGGAGGTATGAAACATTTACGTCAAAAGATTGATAATATGTTTAGAAAACGTGCCTCAATGGTCAATTCACAAGGTGATGAATGGGGACCAATGTCTGAAATAGAAGGAATTGTAGCAGATTCTCCAAGTAAAGTTAGAGGTGACCGTACAGAACGATTAATCTTTGAAGAAGCTGGTTCTAATAAGAATATGGTTACTTCTTGAGTTCAGGGTGATGCTCTAGTTAACCTTGGTGGTGTAAAGATAGGGATAAAAATAGCTGGTGGTACTGGAGGTGATTCTGGTCCAGCGTTGGCAGGACTTGCGAAAATGTTTCGCGATCCTATGTCATATGGAGTTCTTCCATATAAAAATTTTTATACTAGAGATGGTCGTGTACAATACACAGGCTTCTTTATTCCTGCACATGAGTTCTCTTTAAGACCTGAATATCTTGATCATCGTGGTGTTACAGATAACATTCGATTTAAGAAATTCTATGAAGCTAAGAGAGCTGGGATGACTGGTCAAGATGCTATTACGTATGCAGCTGAAAACTGTTTTACTCCAGATGAAGCGCTTTTAAAGCAAGGCGATAATATATTTGATTCTGAGTTAATATCTCAACAATTAACTTATATAGCTACAGCTGAAAAAGGAACAATTCCTAAACCAGTTCCCATGGCTTTAACATGAGATAGAAAAGAAGAAGGTGAGTATAAAAAAGTAAACGCTTATCCAGTAAGAGATAGTAAATTACTTGTATTGGAACCTCCACAAACATTAGAAGATGGTTCTGTATATAAAAATCTTTATGTAGCTGGAATAGATGCTATAGATCAAGGTAAAGATGTTTCTGCAATGGATACAGATGTATCTGAATTCTGTATAGTTATTAAAAGAAGAACTTTTGGAATGCGAGAAAGCCAATATGTGGCTATCTATAAAGATAGACCCAGAGATATACAAACAGCATATGATATGGCATTTAAACTTTTAGTTTGATATAATGCAAAAGCTGTACTTGAATTTACTAAAATTGGATTTCAAAAGTTTTTAGAAGCTAAGAAGAGAACAGATCTTTTAATGGAACGTCCTGAGTTTGCGGTTTCAGTTAGAAATAGAAGAAAACCAACAAAACGATTAATCGGAATTCCAGCTACAGAAGCTGTAATTAATCATGGATTAGAATTAATCCAAATTCAGTTAACAGAGGGTTGACAAGATATCTATTTCGAAGAAATGCTTTATCAATTGCTTAATTATTCCTATGAGGATAAACGTAAATTCGATATTATTGCTGCATTAATATGCACAGAAATTGGAGATGAGGAATTAATGGATATAAAACCAACTCGACCTGGAGCTATATCTAAAGTATGACAAGATATAGGTTGATATAGAGACGAAAAAGGTTATCTTAGACACGGAATTATTCCTAATAAAAATTTATCATAATGACAAAATTAGAACAAGAGGTTTTGTGTATAATTAACGAAGTTACAGAGAGTTGTTATACTGGTAAATTAAAAGTTACTGTAACAAACCCAGAAAGACAATGTGGTGATCCAAAGTGTCGTAAATTAAATGATACCATATACGAGCTTTATCTGTATTTAGATAGATATTACACACCGATTGTACTTTCTTTTGAAGGAACTGAAGATGGATTCAAAGAATTCGTAAGAAATGAAATTAAAAAGAACAAATACGAGAAAATTCACTTTTATAAGATTACTCGTGAACCACTTGTTCTAGAAGAAGAGGAAATTGAATGGGACGACAACATGAGATAGATCAAATAAACAGTTGTATATCAGAACTTGTTTATGATAAAGTTGCATTACGAAAGGCATATAATTATTATCATGGCGTTCGTGATGCAAATCAATTTAAATACCTAGAAGACAATTTTGGGATTGGAGTCCCTACAGAAATCAGCTTTACACCTTTAATGAAAAAGCATATAGATGTTCTAGTAGGAGAGTATCTTGAATTAGAACCAGAAATGCAGGTTACTTGTAAAGATGATGAGACCGTTTCCAAAATTCAGAGAGATAAACAATTAAAAATTGATGAAGAAGTACATAATTATTTAATGAAGTATCTTCATCATGCTTTAATTGATGTATTAATGGATTCTAAGGAACCCGTTAATGATCCTTTCATAGAAAAGGAGCTTGAAAGAATTAAAAACGATATTGAAAATTCTTTCGAATCAGATTATGAAATTGCTGCTCAAAACATTCTTGAATACATAAAACATAATCGTGAAATTGATTTAAGAAATAAATTACGCGAATTATTAACGGATCTTTTAATTGGAGGATGCTGCTATTATCGTGTAAAGCCATCTGGGGACAATCTTCGTTATGATGTGCTTAATCCACTTGATACCTTCATTGAAAGAAATCCACATGCGTTCTTCTTAAATAAGTCAAGACGAGCTGTTATTAGACGTTGGATGACTAAAGATGAGGTTTTAGAGGAATTTGGTGATGATTTAACCGAAGCTGCTGTCGGTAAAATTGAAGACTATTTCTCTGATGCACAACACGGTTCTGTTTTAAATGACTATGTTGTTGTAAATTCAAAAATGGATTATCTACTTGAAGATGGTACGAAAGTAAGTGGACCAACTCCTGGAATTCTAGCTGGTTTGGAAGTTCATCCACTTTATCCTTTTACATCTGACGAATGAGCAACTACTACAGCAAATCGTACTATTCCAGTTTATGAATGTCAGTGACTAGAGTTCGATCGTAAAAAGAATCGTTCTGTATTACACGAAGGTATAAAAATTGGAGGTGAGGTTTATATTGCTAAAGGAGAACCAGATTATTATATTAGAAGTAAATCTGATGGACATTCTTGTAAATTAAATATTAATGGAATGTTCTTCAATGATAAGAATGGTCAGCCATTTAGTTTAATTCAAGCTACAATGGGATTGCAAGATAGATATGACCTATTAACTTATTATAGAGATAATCTTATTGCTACTTCTGGTACAATTGGTGATTGAGTTGATGCTGCAAGTCTTCCAGAATTCCTTGGTGTTGAAATGCCAGAAAGAATTCAAAAATGAATCGCTTATAAAAAGAATGGTGTTGCTTGATATGATTCTTCTCAAGAAGGGGCTCAACTAATTAACACAACCTTTAATGGTTATGATGATACTATTAAATCTCAAGCTATACAAGCAATTCAATTAGCTATAGATAGCATTGAACAACAAGCATCCTCAATATCTGGTGTATTTGCTCAAAAACTAGGCCAAATTCAAGAAAGAGAAGCTGCTTCAAATGTTAAGGTTGGTATTCACCAATCAACTTTATTAACAAAGCAATATTTCCATGCAATGGATTTAATGCAAAGAGAGTCCTGCTATGATCTACTTAATCTAGCAAAGTATGTGTTCAAGAATGGACTTACAGGTACTATTGTTCTAGGTGATCGTCTTGTTAAGACATTTACTGCATTACCTGAACATTTTACCATGACTGATTATGATATTCATATTGCTGATAGTTCTGAAGCCTACACAAAACTTCAAACTGCACAGCAAATGAACTTTGAATTAATTAAAAGTGGACAAGTAGATGCTGAGATGGCATTTGATATCTTAGATTCTAAGAGTCTTACTGAACTTAAGAGAAGACTTACTATGGCTATCCGTAATAAGAAAGCTGAAAATAATATGCTTCAACAATTACAAGAACAAGTTCAGCAATACGAGTCCAATCTTAAACAAGATCAGAAAACTATATCTGATTTACAAAACGAAATTAAACGTCTGCAATCACAAGTTCAAGCTAATGATCAGGCTAAATTACAACTTGAAGCAAAACGAGTTGAAATTGAAGAAAAAGAAGCTGTTGATAAAAAAGATTATAACGACAAACTTATTGAGGTCAAAAATAAGCAACTTGACGCCGAAATGATGCAGATTTGAGATGGTAATCCTTATAATAATCAAATACGTGACGTATAATGGACAATGTAAAATTTTATATGAATGGATGCCATCTTGTGATAGATGTCGAAGATGGTTCTACAAACACATATCTTGTTTTATTAAATACGGATACTAAAGAGCATTCTGATATTTTACAATGGGCTGGAACCTTTGAGTTTGATATGGATGAAGATGGAATTTATAAAGTTTATATTATAAATAACCAATCTGCTGTATTAAATGATGGTATTTTAACAATTGGCTTAGAAGAATATGATGCCGAAAGATTTATAGATACTTTAGAATCAAATATTGTTTCATTAGGCGATAGTTTTGTTGAAGAAATATTTTGTATCTGTAATTTAAAGAAATGTTTGCTTAATCTAGAATGAAAAGCGTTTAAGAAAATGCTTGATGACTGTGGACTTAGAAAATGTGCTGATGATATAAAAGCACAACGTGATTTTCTATTTATTGCAGTTTGATTAATGGAACATTTAATAGAACAAAATCAATCAGAAAAAGTTAGAGAAGTTTACGAAAGCATCCAGACTTGTGGATCTTTATGTAAAGATTTACTTAAATCTAATAACTGTGGATGCAATGGATAAAATTCTCGATTTGATATATAGAATGTTTATGAGTAAAACAAAAGATTTAGAAATGGGCCATGTGCTTAGAGATAAAGATTTATGCGATATTTGAGAAACAATTTACGCATATGAAATGCTAGATAGCAACATGTTAAGTTTAAAAGAACGAAAATTAATTATAGAACAATATGATTAAACCTACAACAAAACAAATTGCTTCAAATGAGAGTACAAACGCACCTCAACTTCAATTCAGTTCTTATGAGCAGGGCAAAACATATAGAAATGATGGGACATTAATTGATTTTGTCACTGATGGAAAATCTTTATATGTTTGTGCAGTTGAAATGGCTGTAACTTCAGAAAATACTATTGAACAAGAAATTGAACTCCATGGTAACTTCTTAAAGGTTATTAGTCAGGGTGAACAAGGTGCTCAAGGAAGACCTGGCGATGATGGTGCTCCTGGTGCAACCCCTAATCTCACTTTTAGATTTGATGGTAAGCAATTAGTTATATCTGAAAATGGACAGCGCAAAGCTGTTTCTCCCGATTTATCTGGACCTTCTTGAAGGCCTGTGTTAAACGGACGTAGTATAAACTGAACTCTCTCTAAGGATACTACAGCCCCTCAGCCACTTAATATTGATGATATTACAGTTCCTGAGAGACCTCTATTACTTAGAACTGATTCTGATAATACGAGAAGACTTGATGAAGAATCTGGTCCTGCCAGATTTATTCAGTGGAAATATGAAGGTGAAGAAGAATGGCGTAATTTAATTTCTATTTCTGAGTTAATGAATCTTGCTCTTGCAGGAGTTGCTTTCTGAAGAGAAGAAGATGGATGACACTTTGGTCACAAAGAGGTTATCTCTGCAACATATAGTTCAGATGCTAGTGGAAATCAAATTATTTCCAATGTAGAATTAGGTAGTGTTTTATTTGATGCTGGTGCTATTCCAGCTAGTCTTGATGGAGATGCTTTAGCTGCTGGACTTGCAGCATTACAAGACGATATTGCAGCTCTCAACGATAGATTAAATAATCTTCCTACGGCTGGTGATGCAACAAAAGATTGGGTTAGAGATCAAAACTATGCTACTCAACCATGAGTTAGAAACGAACTCGATAATCGTGGATATGCTACTCAGTCATGAGTAAACAGTAGAGGTTTCTTATCAGAACATCAACGTATTAAGACTTTAAATGGTCAATCATTAGTTGGTGACGGTAATGTTAAAGTCGTTAGTACTATTAACAATCAAACTCCTGATGCAAATGGTAATATTAATATTACAGTTCCTGATGGAGATGGAAACGTTGATTTAACCGGTTATGCAACAGAAGAATGAGTTAATGCTCAAGGTTTTATTAAGAATGCTGGAACATTAACTGGACTTGTAAAATCTATCAAAGTTAATGCTCAAGCAAGTGCCTCTAATCCTGATGCCAATGGACTTGTTACACTTAATTTAGCTGAAAATCCTGTTTGTTATTTACAGATATCTGACGGAAAACTTTATAGACGTAATTATACCGATACTGGTTGACAAGAAGTTGGCAGTGTTGGTGGAAGTGGATACATTGATGAAAATACTATTCGTCAAATTGTAAATTCGATGATTGGTGATTCTGTAACAAATGCTGTAAACGCTGCAATTAGAGATCTTGAAGGTAGATTTGTTACAGTTACTGTATTTAATGATGCTGTTGGAAGTATAAACGCAAGATTGGCTGCTCTAGAGAATGGAACGGTATTGGTTTATAGAACATTTACTGCTTATAAATGATCTACTACAGAGCCATCTCTTCCTGGACAAGTGTCTTGGAATCCTGCAACAAGTAGTCTTCCAGTATTAACAAATAGTTGAACAGATCATCCAGAAAACAGACCAGTATCTGAACCTTCTGATTCAAAACTTTGAATGACTTCTATTACATTGTCTTCTGATGGTGCTGCTTCAAATGCATGATCAACTCCTATTAATTTAACATCAAATCCTGGTGTTGATGGTAATGGTGTAGAATTTATTTATAAATTATATACAGATCTTGCTTCATTTAATGCAGATAGAGTAAATGTTCCTTCTGATGCAGAACCTTTAGATAGCGTTGGACATTGATATGATCATCCTCAGGGAATCAGCGAAAACGATGTTATCGAAGCTGCTTCAATGAGAACGTATGATGGTATTACTGGAACATGAAGTCATTATTGCACTCCATTTATTTGATCCATGTGAGGAGAAGACGGAATGGATGGTGACGGTGTTGAATATATATTCTATGTTACTGGTGATAACGGTGTAACTAGAGATGCGTCTGGTAAAGCTGTTCTTAATTATTCCACATATGCTGGAAAAATTCCACAACAAGGTGATAATGTGGATACTTGAGACAACGGACATTATCAAATCGATGATTGGTGTCCAGATGGAACCACACGCGGTGGTTACATAATGCCAGATTATAACTGAACTGATAATCCTTCTGATGTTGATATTAATCAACCTTATGAATTTGTTGCTATACGTAAGTATAATGGAGAAACTAAGAAATGAGGTCCTTTCTCAGAACCAAAACTTTGAGGATATTA